GGCACATACATTTGTAGATCAGAAGAGAGGCTTGTAGCCATGCGATGGATTTCCTGAGCCTGTACAGAGGAGTATCCTAAGCTAATGGAGTACTTAGTCAGGTGTGTAAGAAACTCATTGTCTATTTTTTGTATCCATATAGCGTGTTGTGATCCATCAAAATGTTTGATGTCTAAATTTATAAAAACAGGATCTACAAAGTTGCGTACGACAATGTCAAAACGTTCTTCTAGTTCAGTCAGTGATACACAAATAGCAGCGTTTGGTACTTTAATGGTAGGGTGAAATTGCATCCGGGTTAAACCGTAAAGTAAAGTCTGTCCGACATGTCCGAGGACAGCTTTAACTTGAGGGGTTGGATTGTTGATCATTCGAAGTTTCATCTTGTCTTTGTCGAGTATTCCATCCTTTAATATAAATTGTTTTTCACAAGTTTTGAGGATAATTTCCATAGAAGTAGATAAGAGGGGTTTCATTTGAAAAGTATTATAACCATAACGGTAGACATTCCTCTTACTGCTTTTGACACTGTGTAAATAGTCTTCAAAATGAAGTAAGGGGGCAGCGAGACAATGTTCGTGAAATTGGGTTACATAAGGAGATAAAACCTCTGGAGTGTACTGGGCTAACATGTCTTTAGTGGGGATAGCTGGAGATGGTATGAAACGCTCGAGAAATACTTTAATTACCAAGAGGGGTTGGGTGTCAGGTACGCGATGCATAACGGTGTGATCTTGGAGTTCAGTCCTAATGTTTTGATATAAGGTAGGATTCTTGTATTTTATTAGATAATTTAAGGTTTTAATATCAAAATTTAGATTCCATGGTGTCACTCCAAAAGTGACATTATAGAATTTACGAGGTTTCGGTGTATAATTTAAATTTTCAAAAGGCATGTTTGTAGATGGGAATTGTAAGTTAGTAAGCGAATTATTTATGTCTTCGGTGTATGGGCTATTGGCTTCTTCAGGCATTTTAGGAAGAATAGAACCGATTGATCCAGGTTGAAAAGTGTTGTGTACCTTACGCCTTCTTCGTGCAGGACCGTCACTTCTAAAAGTAAAGGGTAAAGGAGCTACAGCAGGAGGAGTAGGAGTATCATCAGAAGACATAAAAGAAAATACTAAATAAACTATACTTAAAATAATTAATATAGGGACAATAAATATATACATAGAAATACAATATCTCAAAAAGGTTAAAAAGGACAGGATCTGGCTTATGAACATTGAAGGGCCAGAAGTGAATGCTAATAAAACAAAATAAAAGGTTATTAATTTATAAAAATAAAAATAAGGTAAACAAAACAAACATAATAAAAGGAAGAAACACTTTTTTCAGACTCGAATAAGTAGGAGCCTGTATAACAGGGAGTTCTGTGGGTAAAGTTAAAAACCCAATTTTAACATCCGGATCTTCTTTATACTCAGATGCACGAGTAAATGGTTTGGTTAGTGCGCTAAAATAACTGTTCCTGGAGGCTCTTATTCGTTCACGTTCGGAGTATTTATCTTCCATGCGCTCTAATTGTTTTACTAATTTCTCCTCTTCTATTCTTTCCTTGGATTTCTTTCTTGGAGCAACAGGCCCAGTTGAAGTATTGATCATTGGATTACCTATGGTGGAGATGTCATCATCATCATCATTATCAACTGGTTTTTCTTTCGGTCGTTCTTTGTATTTCTTTTTCCTCTCTTCTAAATCTGCTCTAAACTTCTTCCTTAAGTTTTTGAAGAGTTCCGGGTTCTTCTCTTCAGGATTTCCTTTGTTCTCATCATCATCATCTTTCTCATCAAATGCAGCCTGAGTTTTCTCTTCAACTTTTTCTGCCTTTTTCTCTTCTACTTCCCCGTCATGTTTTTCGTCAAATATCCCTACTAGCTCTTCGGCTGTAGTCTCTTCGGTTCCTTCTTGTCCATGCTCTTTAGTCTCTTCGACACCTTCGTCGTCTTTGTGTTGGAATGGAGTTATGTTATCGACATGAAAAGGCTCTTGTTCTTTGAATTCATCTAATTCTTTTTCAGTAATTTTCCGGTGAAGTTTATGTCTCATTATACGGTAAGTGCTGAGGCCTTGAATTTCACGGATCAAGAGAGCTTGGTCAATGGCTTGAATATCATTTCCCCGAATGCGTTCATTTAAATGTTGTTCTACTTCTTCAGCTATATTGTTTAAATCTACTCTTGTCAAATCGGCTGGTCTTATGTTC